AAGAGCTGCTCGGCAGCGGTAAAGGCTACCTTCAGTGAAGGGCCTGTCGAAGCCAACCAATCAATCCAGTTAGGACGACTAATGGCAGTCCGGGCGTCGGGGTGCTGTAGGATGACCAGCAGAGCGCGGAGACGAGTTGGGATTGACTCCCATCTCGCACCCGTCTTCTGTGAGGCCTTCCATCGAGCTCCGAATGCTAGCGCGATGTTAGCAATGCTTGTTGTGACACCGGAAAAGGAGACCCGTTGAACCGCTGCGATACATGCCGAGAGCGAACTCTGGGACACAGACCACAACGTCCAAGGGAATGCCAAGACCGGCTCACCGGCGAAGTAAACGACTTTTGCAAACTCCAGACTTCTATTAATAGAAATCATGGATTTTGCTAGGCCGATTTCCACACCAAACACTGCGCATAACGCCTGATACTGCTTAGCGACCGCCTTATCAGCAATGACAAGGTCATCGCCAAGCAGAGCATAAAGCTGGAAGAATCCAGTGTGACCGGCACGCGAAGCAGCCAACTGTACGAGGACGTGATGAGCAAGGGAGAACGTTGCCCATGATGACAGGGCTCCCATCGGTTGCCCTACAGAGTACTTCATCATTATCGGGCCCTTTCCAGGGACCGACTTTAACGGAGCTTTGTAGGAACGACCAACCAGGAGTTCCTGCCACCAGTAGGCGAACGTGTACCCAAACATCACTTCCAATAGTCCCCTTTGGAGCTCAACCGGGAACCGATCCGTCGCAGCGGACAGATCAAAGGAGTAAAAGGTTACATCCTTCTTCGACTCGGTCATCCGCAGAAGCCTTTTCACAGGCCTATGTTGATCGAACGCGCCGTCGGTAGGAATGCCGCCTAATACGTCCATTAACCAGTCATGCAACGGTTTCAGTGCGCATTGAGTCCAATAGTCAACTATTGCGAAGACCCGAACCTTCCCCGCAGGTTCCAATTTGATACTCAAACGGCCGGATTCGACACTGCGACCTCGAACGGGGTTCGGAGTCACAGATGCCTCTTCCTCCATAAGAGTCCAAAAGGAACGTGTGGTATTAACTTGGCCCATGGCGGAGAGGAAATCCCATAAGAGATCTCCCCACCGTCCAGAAATCCAAGCGTGCGCTGATCGACCTCGAGATTCAAAGCTTGAAGTCACGTAAGACTCCTTGCCTGGAACCCGAGGATCCTCCCCCGCCTCCGTTACGTTTACACGTACCGAAGCGGACCCGGAGGACGTCAGCGGAAGGGGAACGGGTTTAAGCTCGCACGGATCCCGATCCCGGAGGTCGCGAGTCCCATAGGATCTTGACGGCACTGCCGACAAGAACTTACGGCAGAACTGCATCCATTCCTGGTATGCAGATTCTGAAAACACGACTCCGGGGCGGGTTATGTTCTTCTCCAACTGGGCCTTCAAGTTCACTGGGTACTTAAACCACAATGCCCGATAAAGACCAAGAAGGGTAAGCCATAAGCGGATTATAGTCCGATCACCGGAGCGGATCCTTCGGCGGTGCTGACGAGGAATTAACCTCGGAAGCCCATCTCGGGATTTCGCCACGGCAACCTTACCAATCTCACGGTCGCTAGGATGCATTTGGGACCCAGGAAGGCCTTGCATAAGAAGTACATGGGCTACTTTCAGATACAAAGCTACTCCCCGGATACCCGAGTGCTTTGCTATCTT